AAAACGTTGTTTCCTGACAACTGGTGGATAATTTGGCCTGAATTAAAAAATATGTGATATATTTCTAAACATTGAGGACTTGAACACTCGATGAATAGGGTTTTATTGGTGGTTTTAGGGTTTAGGAAATGATAAAGAGGCATTTCTTAAGCCGTTCAAGCTAAAGCTACCAATAAAGCCCTTTTTTTATTGTTCGGTTCCCATCGTTCTGATTGGGGATTCACCACCACCAGCGGTCAGGATAGAAGCGTTACTGGGGGATAAGGAATGTAATAACGCAAATGCCGGTGGCGAAGTTAGTGCCGGTTTCCTGAACGACTGACGGGTTAAGTGGCTCCGAAAAGCAAACTTATTAAGGCAACCTAGGTGGGCTAGGTTTGTCCACCAAAAAGCAATAATCTATATATATCAATACCTATATGTATAAAAATCCAGTAAATCTATACATATTGCATAAAAACAACATTAGGGAAAGTCCTAATAAATAAATATAGACAAGTAAAGATAACTTTAGTAAATTGTAGTTACTGACATAAGTTAGTGATTAAATAAGGATGAAAATGAATTACTTATCTGTATGTAGCGGAATAGAAGCGGCAACCGTTGCATGGCATGACCTAGGATGGAATCCAGTAGGATTTTCTGAAATAGAAAAGTTTCCTAGTGAAGTGTTGGCACATCATTATCCAAACGTCCCAAATTTGGGCGACATGACAAAATATAAGGAGTGGAATCTTGACCCAATTGGACTTTTGGTTGGGGGAACCCCATGCCAATCATTTAGCGTTGCAGGACTGCGTAAAGGACTTGACGACCCAAGGGGAAACCTTGCCCTTACCTATGTTGGAATTCTTGACAAGTTTAGACCCAAGTGGTGCTTATGGGAAAACGTGCCAGGTGTCCTTTCCTCAAATAGAGGACGGGACTTTGGTGCCTTCCTCGGGGCGCTGGGCGAACTCGGGTATGGGTGGGCATATAGGGTGCTTGATGCTCAATACTTTGGAGTACCACAGCGGCGCCGCAGAGTGTTTGTTGTCGGATGTCTTGGAAACTGGGAATCTGCCGCAAAAGTATTATTTGAGTCCGAAAGCTTGCGCCGAAATATTAAGAAGGGCAGAACAAAGAGGCAAGAAACTGCCGCCTTTACTCCATCAAGCTTTGGCCAATATATCCAAGGAGTTGGAACTTTAAGAAGTGCTGGGGGCGATTTAGGTGGTGGTTCAGAAACTTTATATGTTCCTGAAACTGGAAAATGCTTAACTACACGCATTAGAAATGATTACGAAACGGAAAATTTTGTAGTATTTGAACCTAGAAGCCCCGATGGAGTACCTAGAATTCATGGAAATCTTTGCCCTACATTAAACACAATGCAAGGTGGTCAAAGGCAGCCATGTGTAGCTTTGGCTGAAAACACTATTGGCAGAAAACCGCAAAACGGCGGGAATGGCGATAAATTTACTGAAAATGGTCCAATGTACACGTTAAATGCTACTGGTGTTCATGGAATAAATCATGGAATGGCGGTCAGAAAGCTTACAACAATTGAATGTGAACGATTGCAAGGTTTCCCTGACAACTATACCAATATTAAAGAAAATTGCCCTGATGGTCCTAGATATAAAGCCCTTGGAAATTCTATGGCGGTGCCAGTAATGCGTTGGATTGGCGAAAGGATTGAAAATGTTTGAACAATTTTGGAAGTTGTACCCACGCAAAGTAGCTAAACGTGCGGCGCAATTATCTTTTAACCGTCTTACAAAGCAAGAACAAGCCGATGCCGTAGAAGCCATTGAGCAACACGTTGCTTATTGGAAACTTAAGGGAACGGAATCAGATTTTATTCCCCATGCAAGCACCTGGCTTAATCAAGGCCGCTGGGAAGATGAATTAGACATGACCCCAAAAGAAGTAAAGCGCCCAGCATTACCTTGGTATAGTACCGATGAATTGACTATGGCCAAAGGCCGAGAATTGGGACTAAATGCTTATGCCGGCGAATCTATGGGACAGTACCGACAAAGAATCCAACAACACATTGGAAAGATGGCGGTATGAGTGCGAAGTTAGACAACTGCTCAAATACCGTGCCCAACTTGGGCTGGTGGGTTTCAGGGCATATTTTGAAAACAAAAGTTTTGACAACCGCAGACAAAAACTTGCTGGGGACTTTTATGACCAATGGAAAAAAGGCAATCGTGGAAACATCCCAGGACAATGGCTATGAGCCAATGACACTTGACCAAATAGCATTAATTGAAAGTGTAAGCCATCAAAGAGTAGCCCAAATATTAAATAGCGCATTGCGTAAATTTCATAAAGCAATGGATGACAAAGGTATAAAAAAAGAGGATTTGTTATGAACGCATTTGAATTAATTGATGATTCAAAAAATATTAGTAATGCTATTGAAGCACTTGAATGGGTACAAAAATCTGTACCTATGTTACGAAAACAAGCAGAAGAAATTGAATATTGGAAAGATGCTTTTGGTAAAGCTATGGCTTTAACCGAACATATGAAGCATTTAGAGCATCAAGTTTATGGTGGAACTACAAAATGAATAATGAACCAGTAGCGTGGATGATGGGAAACCCCCAAAATACAAGTGCATATTTGACCTTTGAAAAACCCACAAGAGAAATGAAAATTAGTCATCAAGCTATTCCACTCTACACACATCCAGCAAAGACACTAACAGATGCAGAAATACGCATTATTCAGGATATGTGCCATTTAAAAAATGTTGGGTATAACAACTTTATTATGCGGTTTGCTAGAGCAATATTAAGAAAGGCAAGTGAGAAATGAAACCTGATACCAGGGTTGTTGACCCTAATGATTGTGTAGATTACCTTTATGAATACGCACCGGAATACGCTAAAGCTAAAGGTGAACTTGCTGAACTTGAAGCATATAAAAATTCATTAAAAGCAATTAAAATGAAACAATCGTCCGAACAATCTTTGGGCGCACAAGAACGTGAAGCATACGCCAGCCAAGAATATCAAGATTTGTGCAAAGCTATTGGCGCCGCAACGTACAAAACAGAAATGTGGAAATACCGTTTGGAAAGTGCAAAATTACGTTTTGAAGCGTGGCGTACTCAAGAAGCAAGCAATCGTAATTTAGAAAGATTAACTAAATGAACAACATTCCGCATATTGTTGATACTGGAGCAAGTGTCAGCAAAATTGATGAAGCGTTTGAAGAATGGAAACCTATTTTAAAACACATAATGGAATACAAATTGCTTCAACAAGAAAACGAAACATTAAGAAGTCAGATTAGATTTTTAGAACAACAAGTGTACGGCGGAACAACTAAATGAACGATTACTGCGAACCTTATTTAAACATACAAAAATTAATTAAAAAATATCACAATGCACAACTTAAAGGCAAAGCAGAATTAGCAACAAAAATAGCGCATGAAATAGCTGACGAAAGTATTAAATTAGAAATTGCCAGCATTAAACAATTACGTAATCATTGGGTAAATAGTGGCGTTTAGCGTACAAGTTCCCCAAGAAGTTATTGATGCAAGCAAAGAGTTTGTAGAACATAACAATTTGGGACATAGGCCTGATAACTCCAATGGAACAAAAAACCAGCAATTAGTTGGTGTTATTGGTCAAAATATGATGGCTTATGCTTTAGGTCAACCATTTATGCAACCATCCACCACACATGATGGCGGCATAGATTTTGTAATTGGCCGCAAAAAGATTGACATTAAAACCATGGGGCGCACGGTTACACCAAAGCTTGATTACGTTAATAACTTAATTGCATCACAAATTAAATTTAATGTAGATGGATATGTATTTGCTAGTTTAAACACTACAAACAATAAATTGACTATTTGCGGGTGGTTGCCAAAAGCAACTTTTTTGTTTTATGCCAAACATTACCCAAAAGGTTCCATAAGGGAACGTACTAACAATACGTCATTTGAATTAAAAGCTGATACTTATGAGATACAAAACGAAGATTTGATTCACAAAATTTACAATTGGAATGACTTGTTTACAAGTATTCAAAAACATGACAACAAAAAATGAAAAAGAACGTTACAGAAAAATTGCTGAATTGGGATGTTCATTATGCCGGCATCAAAAGAACCCTGGAACGCCAGCAGAATTGCATCACATTAGAAGAACTAGTAAACGAAGTAATGCCCCTGTTATCCCCCTTTGTCCATACCACCATAGATTCCCAAATACCAGTATTCACGGAATGGGTCGAAAGCGCTTTGAAAGGGAGTACGCTATTACAGAAGAAGAGCTCTTGGTACAAACCAAGGAATTGCTAAATGAGTTCTAACTTAATAATTGTTACAGGGCTTATTTATGCTTATATCTGTATTGAGCAGTTTGCTAAAGGAAATACTGGATTGGCTTATATGTACGCTGGATATGCTTTTGCGAATTATGGGGCTTATTTAATGGCCAAATAACTTTACAATCGTATAGTGATAACTTTACAATTCCAGCCCATCAAATCCCATTTCAAAAGCTACCATTTTGCAACGGGTACGAAACTGCTTGGAATGATGTAACCATTTGTCACCTTTTTGCCGGTGAAAACTCATGTGAACCATTTCATGCGATAGCGTAGTAAGCATTGTGTAATAGTGACCACAACGGGCTGAACTGATAGTAATGGTATGTTCGTAATCGCCGCCTGTATCTAGTTGGTACGTACCCATTGTTTCTGTATCGGGCACAATT